ATAGGCGACATGTTCACCTTCAAGTCCGGGACTGATAAGATCAAGAGGAAACTCAGTTGTTGAACCAGCTTCTACGTTGATTGTTTCAAAAATATTACCAAGGATGTTACCGACAAGGACACCCTTTCGCAGTGGTAGCTCAAGAGCTTTTGCGAACTCTCGCTGGGCAGCTTGTGCTACATTGATATCAGAATCCCCTGATTTGCGGAGGAGACTGATGAATTCATCACTAGGTCTTTCATTAATAGGCATATTATTATTCTCCTTAGAATGTTTTGTATTAGGGGAGGTTTACTTCAACTTTGGCATATCCATCAGCGTCCTCTGCTGACAGAAATACACCAACTACTTTAGTACCAGAAGAAGCGACATTCCCAGCAGTTGTTTCGCACTGATAGGCAGAGTCACCTGCGGCGACACTAGAAGAGTCTGTAATGTTGTTAGTCAAAACATACCCTTTGCGAAGAATAGTAACCTTACCACCCTTCTGTACTTCATCCTTATATTGATTAAGGTGAGTACGAGTTAAATCTTTATCCACTACATCATTCAAAAGAATGCCAAGTGGAGCAGCGGTTGTGGACTTAACGCAGAGATTAGCACCCTGATCCATAGCTGCACCTGTACCAGCTGTTCCACCATGTGCTACCAAGCAACCACGAGTAGTTGCAGGATCATTGTAGAAAAAGCTAATATCAGTCTGGAGTTCATATCTATCTGATTTTAGAGCCATAATTAATTTCTCCTTTAATTATTTGCTAAGTACGTTGTTTTCAAGCCACTCTGCGACACTCGCTCTGGTAGCCTCTAATTCGTTAGTTTCGTCAGAAGCATCTACCAAAGTAGCTTCAGTTGTTTCAACTGCTTCAAGGGCAGCTTCAGCAGCAACTTCAGCTTCAGCTTCTACAGCTTCTGCTTCAACTACTTCTTCTTCAGCCTTTACTTCTTTGTCTTCTTCTTCGTCTTTCTTGTCATCTTTCTTTGCGACCTTTTTAGCCATCTTGCCCATGCCTGCAATGAGGAGGTCAAAAGTAGCGTCATCAAAGTCTGAATAAGACGCAAGCGACTCTTCAGCTTCTTCAGCTTCTAAGCCAACTTCAATGAGAGCAGCTTTACGAGATTCTGCTTTCTTCTCATCTTTCATTTTTTTAAGTTCTTCCATCTTCTCTTTGAAGTCTTTATCTTTGGCTTCGAGAGCTTCGTGAAGTTCTTGATAAGCTGCTTCTTTTTCAGCAACAGTTGTAGTCAAAGCTGTAATAGCTTCGTCTTTGGTTGCTACAGCTTCTTCAAGCTTGGCTACTGTTTCGCCATGCTCTTTAACAGAAGCTTCGCTAAGTTGTACGCGAAGTGCTTCATTATCTTCTTTAGCAGAGGCTAGCTCGCTCTGCATGTCTGCAAGCTGCTTCTCTAAAAGACTAGTATCTGACATATCATTTTCTCCTTTAGGAAAAGTAGTTAAAATATCTGAGTTAGAACTAAGAGAGAAAGCCCTGCTAGCATCAAGAATCACACTTCTAGGATTCGCAGGTTGAGATACAAGACCTTTACCTGAGAAAGAAATTTGTCTTAATGATCTACCAATTTTGTAGCCTTCGTATTCTCCAGTACCACCATAGGCTCGTAAGTGCTTGGTTAAAAATGCAGAACCTTCGTTTCTGGCGAGAAGTTTTGCACCACCTTGCCCATCTAATAATGCATAGTCAAAACCAGCAAACAAACACTCCATAGACACAAACCATTTGCCTTGTTCTATCTCAGCAATAATCTGTGACATTCGCTGTCTGTTTTCTGGATCTGTCCAGCTATTATATAACACAGCCTCAGTGATAATATCAAAATCATCAGGCTGGGTATCATCGTTCACTACGTTGCCTTCCCTGTCCACAACGTAGCTACCAGTTATATGCCCAATGATATCGTTCTCATTGTGCATAAGATTGAATTGTTTGTCTTCAGGTGTGGTTCTCGCTGCCCAAGTTGTGGAAGCGTCAAACACATCGTCATTTTTATTCCACCCTGTAGATACCAGAACTGACTTGAGATAATATAAATCTACCTGCTCTGGGTTGCCACTATCAGCCTTAATTTGATGAACAAAGTCGTCCTCCAATGAGTCTGTCTTGCTAGCTACGGAAGCTGGCATACAGTAAGCTATACTGGCCTTGGACTGTACAAGGTCAGCTACTCCATCTTGAATTTCTTGTTTATATATTTGCATGTTCACCTCTCAACAACTTTATACACAAAAACGAGAAAATATCTGTATTATTCAATGTGTTCTGCTATAAATACCCCGACCACATGTTTTCTATATACGTCAATTGGCATGTCCTCAAGGTTAATATTTCTGTCAGATAGCACCTGCATGAATTGCTTAGGAACAACAGAACCTGACTTCAAGATGTTAGCCACCGCAGCTTCATCTACGTCAGCTAAGACATCTAAGTTAGTGAAAGCGTCTAATTTTAGCTTCTCCATGTTCTTTGTGTCCTGCTTAGTCAGCTGTCTAAGGTTGGTCACACCGCTGGTCTGTAGGTATGCAGCTTTGATAATTCCAGACACCTTGTCCCAAGCGTCATCTGCCCAGATTACTAACTCAGCAACTCCGGGTTTAGACTTAGGGTTTTCATGTCTCTTTTGTCTAGGTCCATCATCTTTCTTGAGGAGTGGTCTACCGTTTTGCTCAGGAGGTTTCTTGGGAGCATTCTTCTCTTTAACCTTTGCGGTCTTTTCTGCTATCTTGCCCTGCTTGTCTATTTTCTCTAATTCCTGCTTATGGTTAGGATTGTGGAAAGGACCAGCCTTATCTGGACCAGCGGTATCTCTCTTAGTAAGTTCTCTCTTTAGTCTAATGTTCTCAATCTGAGGTATTTCCTTAAACCTTTCAAGCAAAGTCTCATGACTAATGATATCTCTATCAGCAGGCTGAATAAGCAAATTCTTTTCAGCAGCCTCGTCTGATAAAGTCATCTGGTCAAACTGGATATGAGCTTTATATCTGAATCCCATAGACTGACGAACCAGCTCAAGTTCTTTTTCCCAGAATCTAACAAGCATATCTCTACCATACTGTAATCTCTCAAGCATAGTCTTTAATGATATAAAGTTATTAGTAAACCCACCACCATTACCAGCCATTCCAGTGAGAGTTGGTGGTACGCCAAGTCCAGCATATATACTGTTAAGCACAGATGTGTATTTCTCAGAACCCAAGAATTTATGTACATCAGTACTAGATTCCATGAATGATAGTTCTGGACCCCATACCAATTCCATAGTTCCACCACCTACATTACTAGCGAGGATATCACGTAGTTTATTGATAGCAGACTTATTAGGTAAGATCTTATGATCAAGTTTACCAATAGTCCATAATCTAATGTTAGATATAGCCCCATCTAATGCAGACATGTCAGCTAGTCTCATCTTCTCTAGCATAACGATATCGTCTAGAATGGCATAAATCATAGGGTTTGCCCACTGCTTCCAATCGTCCTTCTTGTAATAGAATATACTCAGACGTTCTGGATCAAGGGGAATCTCTTTCTCGCCCCTGATCAAAGCTTGCTTGATGTTTTGAGGTAAGGTCTCAAGTACTGTGTTAGGAATCTCACCAGCCTTGAACTTATCAAAGTATGTACTAGTTTGGATAGTGTAGTTTTGCAATCCCATAAATAATGACAGTTGACCATCCTTAAGCTTGACAGTCAAAGGGTTAAAGAAATTATATCTCCAAGGTATATCATTAGCTGGAGCGTTTGGAAGCTCTACCTTGATATCGCTAGAAAGAGCCTTCATGTAGTTCTTTAATTGAGGTGTGATCTCAGCATAACTCCTATGTACAATCACATTGCCTGTCTTATATAGATTATTAAGAAAGCGTTCTGATCTCTCTTTTCCATTAACACTCTTAAACCACTGCTGATAAAACTTCTCCACACTTTTATCTCTATGTACGATCTGGATACCTTGATGTCCAAAGTCACCCATCAAATCAATTATATTGCGAATGATTCCAACCTTGTCATAAGCATCCATGCACATCTTGATGATTCTTCGTGACTGTTGGGGAACAGCCTCATCTGGTCTAAAAGCATAATAATCGTCAGAATTAAATCCGGGCTTAACTGAACGATTAGGCTGTACGTCTATGAAATGTCTGTAGGTATTGCCTTGAGATTTATTAAGTCCAGTGTATGAGTTTACATTGTCTGAGAACTTAGAAAAAGCGTTAGCTTTACCAACCTCGTCTCCATCGTTCCACGTTGTGAAGTCATCATTCATTATGATTGTGCCTTAATTGGATTGTTAATTAGAATGTTCAATAGTTAATACACATCTTTCATATTATCGCTAAACCAAGAAGGTCCAGTATATGGGGTTTCATCCTGCTTCTCTTTAAAGCCTCCATGAGCAAACCCGCCGTAGAATTCATAATCAACTTGATCTGGAGTTCTTTGCAATACCCTAGCCGCCATATTAGCCATCAATAGAGAAGAGTATCTATCTTTTCTCATCTTGCTCTTTTTGCCTGTACCTATCACAACTTCAGGAGTATCCCACCTGTCACGACCAGAAGCTGTTTGTGTCATCTGGATCATAGACAATTCGTCCTTTAGCTCTTCTATGTCTAGTACGCATTCCTCTAATGTGTCATAAGCCCTAGCTTTCATTGTGTCCTCATGCTCAGAGATAGCAAGTGATACGCTGTCATGTCTTGGGAACAATAGGGCTTTATCTTCAAAGTCCTTTCTGAGACCATGATTTGCTTCAGCTAACCAATCGTACTTCGCAAACTGACACTTCTCTAAAATATGTAATCCTCGTTCACCATCTG